GTCTATATCGGCGGCTAAGACACGATTAAATGTAAGAATTTCATTGATTTCGTCTATTTTTACATTTTTCTTATTACACCAGTCTTTTAGATAAGGATACAATCCTACATACATTTGACCTGTAGCATAAGAGTATAATCTTATCTTTCCATCCCAAACTCTACTACGATATTGTGGTGTAAACTTATAACCAGGTACCTCAAAGGAAAAGTATTCTGACAACTCTCGTCTTATGTCAGCTTCAGCTGTAATTCGTATGTAAACTGAATTAAGTTTTTCTACTTTGATTTCGCTTGACATAATGTTGTTCATTAAGTTGTGTATCAACTTTTGCTAATAATTTCTTTTTTTCTTCAGAGCGAAATTCAACTGGAAGTCCTAAATGAGGTCTAGCATCATACTTACAATAATCTTTGTATGGACCATTTACATCATTAAAATGTAAAAAGACTTGTGCGTGATTATTACCTTCAAATTTTTCTCTCCAATGTTCAACTTCACATCCTCTATAAACTATCATATCGCCTTCATTTAAATATATAGGCGTTCCTTTATTACCAAATCCTCCAGTCTCATCAACAAACATAGGCCAACGATAATTAGAATCATTAACATTATGACCTAACATTAAAGTTGTTGATACTTCACAACTTGGTCTATCTTTATGTCTTTTTAATACATCACCTGGTTTATATAATCTCCAATAAGAGTAAGTAGGTTCTAATTGTAAACCAGTAATCTCTCTCATAGGTATTGTTGCTTGATCTAATAAAGTTTCCATTGCAGGATCAGCGTAACAAGAATATGTCTTTGGTGCTTGTTTATCATCATAAGTACCATCTATATCTGGTCTGTAACCTTTATAATTTGATTGATAAAATGTTGCAGCTCTTTTGGCTCTCATCAAAGCATATGCGTAAAGAAAATCTGCTTTTTCTTTTGAAATAAAGTTTCGTATGACCACATACTTGTGATCTTTATAAAATTGTTTTGTATCTATTGCCACGGTCTTCCTAATACCCACATCACTAAAGAATATCGAGTACCTCTTGTTACAGGTGTTACTTGATGATATGTAAAAGATGGAAAAACAATGATTGAACCTTTAGGTCTTATTTCTTCACACACCTTAAATCTACTTTTACCTGCGTGTGGACCAAAGTCAAACTTTAAATCACCACCATCATATTCATCACCATCAACTAAATTAATAGTAACACTAATTTTTCTTACCTTACCATTCATTTCAGGATTAGGTTTATTTTTATATACACTTAAAAAGTCTGAATTACCATCTGCGTGCCAACCATAGAATTGATTTAATCCATACTTTGTAAATTGTATTTGTTCAATATAATCGTGTTTCCAGTTCCAACCTGCTTTTTTATTTGCGTCATTAATAAAAGGAACTACTAGATCATATATCCATTTATCTGATAACCAAGCTACCTGACTATTTCTCATATAGGCTTTTTCTTTAACACCTAATTGATCTAATTCTTCTTTTGTCAAGTCATTAGCAGCTACTGTCATAGATTTGTTTTGAACATCTTTACCATCTATGGTTTCAGCTTGAATTAGTTTACTAGTTCCTAGATCAATAATTTTTTTACACAATTCAGGCTTAATTGCACTTTTATAATACATATAAGCTTTTTGTAATTGCACTAAATCACTCCACTAGTAAACTTACGCCATTCTATCGCATTTTTAATTTGAAATGTACGATTAGAAATAATACGAATCGTTTTGTCCAAATAATCAACTACACTTGTTACGTAAGTTAATTTTTGTTCAATCTTAATAATGTCTTCATCAGCTTTTAAATACTTATCAACATCTTGTTTTAAGATTTTTAGATTAAAAGGTTTTAATTGATATACAGATGGATCAGATTTACCTGTGTAATATTCCCACTTTTCACGCAATAACCTATCTCTATCTTGTTCAGTTTTTTTCAACAAGTTATAGAAATGATTGTGAAACTTAGAATATTTGTTGTGTAACGCTGGTGTTTTTAAAGACTCTAAATCTAATTCTGTATCATTAATTTTTAGGTCTTTTTCGGCTAGTTGTTGTAGTTCTTCAAATGTCATAATATCTCCATTATATCAGCTTTTAATTATTTAGTCAATGGTTTACGAGGTGGTTTCAGTTGTATTACTTCCTTGACTTGTTGCAAATTCATATATCTTATAAGAAAAAGTTACGCTAGCAGTTAGATAATCTACATCATTGGCCTGTTGATTATAGTCTAGGCCAGATAATGATATAGGATAAATGTCTCTAAATCTAACTTCAATGTTATTTGTATTTTTACTTGTTAGTACAAACAAGGTTGCGTCTGAATAAAGACCACCATCATCTTGTACTGCCTTTTTTACTTGCCCTAATTCTTTACTTAAACCTACATTTTGAGTAGTTGGATATCTATCACTTCCTGCACCTTGTAAATCTCTAAATTGAGAGTAATCTTTTGGAAATCCTAGTCCTGTTAACCAACCGTGTATCTCTCTATAGTTTTCTAAATTTTCATCAACTAAAAAAGATATGTTTAAAGTATCATAATCTAATTTATCACCAGGTATTGGAATGTCTTTTAAAGGTGTTGGTTGATTTGCATTACCTAATGTAATACCAGGTATGTTTGCAGCTGTGCAAAAGTATTCTACTTTGGGCAACTTAATAATACCAAACTTAAATTGAGTAGGACTTGCGTAATCTAATTTTGTAGGTTGTCTATTATAACTATTTGTAACTGTCATACTATTATTTATCTAAGGCTTTATCTACTTCTTGCCACTCTTTTTCTTCTTGTGCTTTATCACAATCGTTAGGACTAAAAATACAAGCAACGGCTAGACTTATAGAACCATCATATACACTAGGTTTTTCATTTGTTATAATTGGTTTTTTAATACAACCAACTAATAATAAAAACACTAAAAAAATAGTAATTATCCATAAGTATTGTATCAACATTTTTTTCATATTATTTAACTATACACACCACTCTTATTGCAGAAAACTCAATTTGATATTTTCTGTTTTGCTCATTCATCTCTATTATACACTCTTGTTGTGAATTATATTTTTTTATTTCCATATCAGCAAAAGGTCTAAATTCTTTTAAATAAAAATCGTACAATAAAGGTATAAGATATGCCACTTCTACCATATGATTATTTATAAAGGCTAAAAAAAAGGGCGACTTTTACATCGCCCTTTTTAATTTGTTTCTCAACAAAATATTACATAATGTTCGTTACTTGAACACGTCTGTAGTATCTGTTTGCGTTATTGTTACCAACTCCGTCAGCAGTAATTGCAGAAGCAGAACTTGCACCAGCAAAAGGGTTCGCTACTAGACCGTATCTAGTTTTGAATCCAATTTTTGGTTGGAAGCTGTCTTGTCCTACTGCTCTAACCATTTGTAATGGTACATACGGACAATAGAATAATCCAGAGTCGTATGGAGAAGTACCTTTGTAGCCAACAACATAGTATTGTTTAGCTGGAGACGCATTTGATGACAAGTTTGCAGAATATGGATCAATATATACTTTATATCTTCCGTTTAATACTCCAGCAAAAGTGTTACCAGTGTCGTCAACATTAAGGTTATTGTTTAACGCAGGTGCGTAATCTAACACGCCAGCCATTTGAAGAGCAGAGGCAACGTCTGATGAACAGATTATAATGTTACCTTTTCCTCTTCTTGTTCTTTGAGCGATTGTGTTTGCGTCTCTTTCTAATTGAAACATCAAACCTTTAAATCTCTCAACTGACCATCTACCGTTTGAGTCAGTATCTAAATCGAAGATACCAGCAGTAGTTGTGTTGATTGCAGCGTTTGAATTGTCGTTGTCTGCAGCGCCGACTTCAGCTGTTCTATAGATTGTTCTTACAACTTCTCTATTGATTTCAGCTAAAATTTCAGCAGAAAGGATATTAGACAATTCCGTTTCAGCATCCAAACCGTGGATTGCTTTAAGGTCTTGTGCTAATTCCATTGTGTATTCTGCTTTAAGTGCTCTTGATTTTGCAGTAACAGTTGATTTCTCAATTGAGAAAGCCATTTCAGCAAAAGCGTTGCCAGAAGCATCGCCTAGAGCTTCAGCAGCAGCAGTTGTCATTCCAGTTCCTACAGTATAGTTTGGACCAGCACCAGGAATTGGTGAGTCATTTAATACTGCTGGGTTTTCTCCAGAATGAGCAGTTGATGAAAATCCATCCACAGATGAACCAGCAGCGTTTCTGCCAGAAAAATCTGTATCCGCTTCGTCAAAAAGAGCTTCAGTTCCCGCTTGTGTTGAGTATCTGCTTCTCATAGCAAATATCAAACCAGTTGGTCCTGACATTGGTTGTACGCCACAAATATCGTATGCGATAAGATTTGGCATAGCTCTTCTAACTAGGGATATAAGGATTGGATTCCAGTTTTGAATTGAAGCACCAGTAGCATTTGATGGAGCCGCTTCACTTAAAAATGCAGCGTCTTCTTTCAAAGCTTTTTCTTGGTTCTCCAATATAACAGATGTAACAGCTCTTTTGTAAGAGTCCGTGATCTTTGGAAGATCAGGATGATCTAACACAGGCTGCCATTTGTTTTGTATTGCTTCAGATAAAAACATTTTTCTATCTCTCCTTATTATTGTTAGTTAACTAACAAGAAATTAATACAACTTCTTGTTTTTTGTTTTACTAATAGCGGCGGTATATGCAGCCATAGAACCTGTCAGATTTGATACATCTGCTTCAGAACTACTTTCCGCCACATCATTAGATTCGTCACTCGCTTTTGATCTTGGGAAATAAGATTCTTTTACAGTTTCTAATTTCTTTCTGAAATCACCAGCGTCTTTATATTCAATATTTTCTGCTAAACCTTTAAACTTATCCTTTTCAGTTTCAGCAAGATCAGATCCTACATCTTGTAGTATGTCTTCTCTAGCAAACTCACCGATTTTTTGGTTAAGTTCAACGTTTGTTTCAATTGACTCGTTAAGTTTTTTCTCTAACTCATCAATTTTAGCAGCTTGATCCTCAATTACATTGTACTTCTCAGAAGGAACTTCAATGTAGTGAGACTCAAATAAGTTTTTAAGGCCATTGATAAAGTCTTCTGAAATTTCTGTTCTAAGTCCTTTTTCAATTGCCAATTCGTTGTCTTTCATCCATTGTTCGACAACATAGTTTAGATAAGCGTCAACTTTTTCTACTATTTCTGATTTAACTTCTTCAGTTTTCTCAGCAAGTTTATCTTCGTATTCGCTTTCTAATTTCTCAATTTCTTCAACGAGTTTTGCTTTAACAGCAGATTCGAAGATAGTAGCCGCTTTTACTTTAAATTCTTCTGATAAGCCTTCGCCATCAGTTAAAGCTTTAACGTCTTCTTTCATATCCATTTTTTTAACTTTGTCGTGAGCAGTTTCTTTTTTCATTTCTTTTTCATCTTCTTTTTTTTCATCTGCTTCTTTAACATCTTTTTTATTTTGATATGATTCTTTTTT